CGTCGCCAGCACGGCGTCAGCGTCCAATGTCACCTGTTTTCGGGGGCTCAGCACAGCAAACACTGCTTCGCCAAAATCAGGATGCGGCAGTCCGATAACGGCGGATTCCAGCACGCCAAGCACCTCACAGAGACCTATTTCACCGTCATACTCGCGAATAAGGTCATTGATTCGGCCCGTTAATTCAGCGGGCAGCGGAAATTTACGCTCGACGGGGAGCATTGAAATAGGCATAGGGAATCTCCAGATTTAGTGAAATCCGTTTCTGTGAGTCCGTGGTGGGGTTAAATTTCTATTGAGGATTCTTTCTGTATTTCGTTATCAACGTACGCAAGCTTTTCAGCAAATAGTCGCTCTAGCTCCCGTCGCAAAGCCATAAGTGCCTTTTTTCGTGTTGAATAAAGCGCTATACCGCGTTGGCTGCCATTTTTAGAACCAATGGTTCCGTGTGATATAGACGTAGACCACATTGGAGTAACAACTGAGTTATGAGCGTTAAATGCGTAACCTTGAGTTCTGTCTATTCTAGGGGATTGAGAATCTGGCGGGGGAACATCTTTTAATTCACAATAATCAGACCATCTTAGTGCTCTGTTGACTTGTGCCTCGCTCTTTAATCTTTCAAAGTCAGCGAGTTCTTTTTTGTTCATAGCCATGATTTATTCTCTTTTATCTGCTACCGATACACTTCGCTGCACATGAGCACAACGTCGGGCCTACGCTCTTTAATCAGTGTTGAGATGTCCAGGCATTCGGATTGAGTGGGGTAGATATCTTTGGTAACTGGTAGGGCATTGCAACTATCGTTAAAACAGGAGGTAATGAGAAGAACAAAGCCGATTAGCATACCTCCTCACTTTTTGACTGTGTATTCAATACCACACAAGGCTAGCGCCGCCATGGTTTTTTCGAGTGATATCATGGGGCCATAGTCCTCATAATTTGCTGGCGCTGGAAGTGTTACTGAATCCGCTGGCTTAGCCGCTGTGAATAGCGGAACGGCGTGAATATGATGCTCTGGCTCAAGTTCATAATTATAACCTTCAGCCTCATCTATCATGCATCCCTCATCGCCAATACAGCACTCACTTAAATAAGCATTCCCGTCTTTATCTGCCAATCCCCACGCAAACGGCGGCAAAGCTTTCAACTCTGCAAGTTGCTCACGCAGTGATAGCAGCTCCTCAGCCATATCGCGACTAGCTATGCGGCACTCTATCCAGCCTGACGGCCCCTTTCTCTGAATAATTAACTCTAACTCTTCTTTACTCAGCATCTGCATTCCCCTCTAGACCTATTCTATTGGCAATCCTTGCTAAAGAATCCTTGGTTTCCGCAAGTGGTTTAGCCATCCAATCGAATGATGTAAGAACGCCATTTGTGAGTACGCCAATATTAAAATCGTCGCTATCTTGAAGTTCAAAACCGTACTTTATTGCCTTATCTCGCTTATCAAACGCAATAAGGTCAGAGTGATAATTGATTCCTGAGCCACTATCATTGCACCAGGCTCTTTGCAAAATAACGATGTATTTGACTGGTGCTGGCTCCCCCTCTACCGTGAAACCGGCTGAAATAACAAAATCACCAAAGTCAGTAGTTTCATGGTAGTTGCGCTTGGTTTTACGCAGCGCACCGATACTCACCAGCCGCTCAACCTGATCTTTGTCTAAGTCGCGGCCTCCAGATTCGGGATCGTCACAACATTCAGCAAAGCGATTGAGTGCGGAAATATCATCATTGGTGACAAATGAACGCCAAGGCTGGTTTGCCGCTGATAACGCTGCTTCTGCTTTCTGCGCGCGTTCGCGTAAGTCTTTTACATCTGACTCACTGAACCATTTTTCATAGGTCTGGCCTTCCAGCCGCTGAATAAGCTCACCGATTGGCAACGGTTTAATCAGTTCCAGTTGTGCCGCTTCCAGTTGGGCTATCAGTGTTTCCAAATCAGGCATTGGCACTGTTAGCTGGTCTGAGCCGTACGACTTGGCTATTTCAAATTTACTTTTAAGCCGCTCAATTCGTGCTTTGCTGGTTAGCTCTTCGATGTTATTCATCAGTTGTTAACCCTCAGGCTGGCGACAATACGACCAAGAACCTGCTCACTGTATTCACTGGTAAAATCTTCAGGCAGAGCATTTGGCATGAATTCAATTGAGCCAAGAATCATGCGAGCAACGTCAGCCACTTCTTTCGCTGACTTATCAACAAATCCACTCTCAAACGCAGCGAGCAAGTGATTAGCGATGAAGTTAGCGGCCTCAACTCGGCCTTTCGCCTTTATCTCGTTAAGCGCCTGAGTGGTGGCAGGGGTTCCATCCAGCGCCTTATTCAGCACATCGACGTACCAATCCAGATATTTGTATTCCAGCAAGTCGCCATGCTCTTCCCACATATCAGGCGCGGTGGAGAATTCGATTGCACTCTTCAGCACGACGCTCTCGCCAGCCAATTCTTGATACTTCTTTTCAAGCTCCATGTAGTCACTGAATCTCACAACATCAACGACAAAGCCGTCTTTCGGGTCAGCGTCATGAATGAGGCTGCTATCGAGGCCGTATACTTTTATTTCAGACATAACTGTTTCCTCAGCAGATTGCTGTAATGGGGGGTGTTAGGCTGGGTGATTAAGCTCGGAGGCTTTGAATCATTGCTGAGATATATTTTGCTTGATGGATTGCGTCATCCAACGCGTTGTGATGAATTCCTTCGCGGGCGAAGTCTTTAACGTTCAGTGGTGATAAATCAACAACCGTTCTTACGTCGCGGACATTCCAAAATTTCCACGGTACGGCAACGTTAACTGACGCAAACCAGCTTTCAAGAATTGTGATATCGAAGATTGAGCCATTCCCCCAAACCAAGTCATTTTTATCAATTCCGCTCGCCAAGGTATTTGCTACAGCCACCGGATCTTCCGTACCACTAAATGCGGCTTCTTTTGCCTCTGGTGATTGCTGTTCCCACCAATCCAGGGTTGATTGAGAAGCATGACCATACTTTTGAGCTTGCTGGCCCATACTTGCGTAAAACTTATCGCCAATCTCACCAGTATTTCGGTCAAATCGAACAGCGCCGATAGATAAGACCGCGCAGCCGTACGTGGTGCCTAATGTCTCGATGTCGATCATGATGTCTTTCACGATATTTCCCTTATTTTATTAATTAGGCTGCCGAAAGCAGTCGCAGGCATTCTTGACGCCGCGCTATCAACTCTTCCTGAGTCGAGCAGAACGGCGTGGGGCTGGCTGGCATATGCTCTGGCTTGAGTCGGTATATAATCCCTTTAGCTGAAATCTCTTTGACCTCCCAGCGCTCTTCCGTGAGCAAGTGACGCATGTTGAGCACATACGTCAGGGGAATGTGTACCGATACCGTTTCGAATCCCTCACCCAACCCTTTGTAGAATGAGTCCTTATAATTCAACGTGCACCCGCCAGTTGCACCACCAGACAAACGCCCACGCCCCACACTGCCAATTGACCGGTGGAATGAGGTTATATATGCATCTGGATAGGCGCGGAGGCAGGCCAGTATTTGTTCTGGCTGCATGGTGGTTACCTGCTGTGGCTATTGGTCAGAAGGGGATGTCATCATCGAAGTCCATTGGTGGTTCGCTGCTTTGGTGTGTCGCCTGCTGCTGTCCCTGCGCGTGTTGCTGCCCCCATTGCTGCTGATTTTGCGGAGTTGAACTCTTCCCTGATTCTTGCTGCTGCGGCTTTCCCTGTTTATTGCCAGCTTCGATAAACCCTAATCTGGCATTGTTCAATTCAAGGGTGATGGACTGTCCATTTTGACCATCGTAAACATCGACCTTGATGCTTTCCCCGAACACCTCAACGATAGCGCCCTCCATGAGCACCTCCCTGTAAAACTCCGCTTGCTTGCCTTCCTTGGCAAAAATCACAGCCTGGTAGTTGGTGAATTCGTTTTTCTGCGACTTCCTGTCGTAGTAGCGAACCCCGCCACGGATTCCAAATCCTATGGAATCACCAGCGGCAAACTCCCTTGCCGGTTTCTGTAGTTTGATGGTTATTGTGTGTCCCATTACGCCGCCTTGTTTAAGTCTGAGAGTTGGTCTTGATATGCTTTGTTGGCCTTGTCAGCTAATTCAGGGTGTTGTGTTAGTCGCTTGCATAGCCCGTCATAGGCATCCTTTAAAGCTATTTGGTCAGTGCACGAGATAGCCCAACCGGTAAAATCTGCAAGGTACTGATCTGGCGTTCTTTGCTGTAGCGTGTGGGCGTTGTTTTGTTGCTGTGGTTGTTGCTGTGGTTCTTGTTTTGGTGGCAATGCCCAATCTGGTAAAGCAGGAGGCCGCCAGTAGATAATTTTTTGTTCTTTTGTTTTTGCCCGATTCCAACGAGATTTCTTTTCGATGCTAACTTCAGCGAATCCCTCTTCAAGCTGATATAGATATCGACCAATGCCCCACTGGACAGCCGCGCGCTTCATTGCCCCTGACATGCCACCTTTTACCGCCTCAACCTGCGTGTTCTCGGCTGCGTCCCATTTAGTGATCCACTCTTCTTCAACCTTGATGGATATGCCGCACATAACGCCGCTGTCTGGAGCTGGCTGAAACTCATTGCGCCAGAATGCTTTCCCACAAACATCATCGAGGCGCTTCATAATTGCCCGGTTGGTAACATACGCCAGCACCATGGCCCATGGTTTGGAATCTTTAGTTATCCCGCAAGACTGCACTCGCCACTCAATATCAGCGGCAGGGAACGGCTCATCTAATTTATTCAAATCCACGTTGCGCCTCCTGAATTCTTTGTTGCTGCTGACTTGTGCGATGATCTGCATTGGCTTCTATCTGTGCCATTTCATCCGTGAATCGCGGATCAGCTATCAGTCGCGTCCATGCAACTGATTCGAGTGCTGCGTAAAATCGCTCGTCCTGCGTCATGCCGCCTCCTGAAGCTCAATTGATACCAATGCATCCATTTGGTAAATGCGACGCTTGGCGGCTGCGCAGGATAGGTAATTAGCTGCTGAGCGCCTACTCCCTGCCTTGCGGCAAGACTTCGCGCAAACCAACCAGTGGTTATGCCACCACTTGAGTTCTTTCTTGGTCATAGCGGATTACCTTTCTGTTGAAATATGCTGAGAAACCAGCGGATCCACGGATTGGCGTTTTTAACTTTTTGCTGGTGTTGGCAATAGCGACCCATGACGGCATCGCCAGTTAGTACGAATTGGTACATGAGTGGCTCCTGAAATTTAAGTTTGATTAGTAAGTGATACGAACTGAGGAAATGAGGTTCTTAGCGATAGCGGCTACACATTTCTGTGCACAATCTTCTGGCAATCCATTTGCAATTAAGTCGGCTACTGCTTGGCGGTTGATAGCGCGACGGTGTTCTACGTCAGCCGCGCGCTTGGCTGCTTCATCAGCAACACGCTTCTCTTCTGCCAACCGAGCATCTTCTTTCTGCTTGGCTTCACGCTGAACTCGCTCAGCTTCCTGCTGTGCTTTAAGTTTCTCGGCTGCGATAGCCTCTTGCTTCTCGCGCTCGGCCTGTACAAGTGCCAAGGCTTTTCTATCTTCAGCTTCATTTATTGCGTCTTGGCGGCGAATTTCAGCTAGTCGTTTATCTTCTTCCGCTTGCTTAATTGCACCCAATCTATCGCGCTCAGCTAATTCCGCCTGAAGCTTCAACTCAGCCTCGCGCCGCGCTGCTGTTTCACGTTCCTGCTGCGCCGCTATTTCAGCTTCACGCCTTACCTTCTCTGCTGCTTCATTGGCTATGAATTCTTCATGGGCTTTCCGCAGGCGTTCAACTTCATCAGCTTTCGCTTTGGCGTCACGGTCGAAAGCGTCATTCATCAGCAGGGCCATCTCGTGGGCCACTTCAACTTCTGCCGCTAACTCTTCAGCTTTCTTCTTGGCTTCAGCTTCCTGCTTTAACCGGTCCTGTTCGGCTTCCCACTCAGTCAGTGATCGGCGCGTTTCGTCGCGTATTTCATCGCATTCAATGACAAAGCGGCGAAGTTCGGCCTCAATAATTTTCGGCTGCTCTTTTAGGTGGCGAAGATACTCACGGCCCGGCTTTTCGATTGCTGTCTTGCTGCGTGATGCGCTGGCTGCAAGTGATGCTATCCGTGCTCGGCCTTTTGCAGTCGATACATCAGGGACTTCATTAACTGCCTGACGAATCTGGTTGAGGTATTTATCAAGGCCGTTCGTGACGTACAGGGTCGGGTAGGATTCTGGCTTAATGTCGATAACCACCAAGCCGGTGTTTTCGTCTGCCATGCTCATTTCCTTGTGTTTAGCCCACAGCAAAATACCGACAGTTGTCAGTTATTTACTCTGGGGATTGGTGGGGGTGGGGAGTTACTTCGTGTTTTATTTAGCAGATAAACCGTTAATTTCTCTCGTTAACTGAGGAATAAATGATTCTTTGTAATTTTTAAGCCGGTCAATCCAGTAGTCCTTGCTGATATTACCGCCATTAATCGCATCACGAAGCTTTTCTGCTAGCTCGTACGGCAGGCTATAAAGCGGGATTATTTCAGCTACACCCGCGAGTTTCATTCCTGCTGACTGCGGTACTGATAGCGCATAACACTGATGGATAATTGAGCGCGTAATTTTGTATTCACCCATATCTCACCCTCTCGCCTTAATCATTGCGTCTGCCATCTGGTAGGCTTCTTCTGCCAAGTCATCGTTTCTGTACAATCTTTCAGGGTTCGCGCTCACACCCTGCATGTATTTAGCTGCCATGTAATCGCGCAGTTGCATACCAAGCCCAATGTGCGGCGTATCATTCAAATCACCGCACCACGGAAACGCTGAGCCGCCTGTTTTAATTTCATCTGTCATACATCACCTCATCTAGTGGTCTTATTGCTGCCACCAATAAAGGTAAGTGGCAGGGGTAAGGTCACTGGTTTGGGATGACAACAATCACGGTATTTACCATCGTTCCTGAACTCTTAAATGATCCAACTGGAAGTTCTTCAATATAACCGCCTTTAGATTCAACAAATTCTCTAAAGTCTGTAGCTAATTTATTGCTTCGAAAGGTTATTGAAGATGACATTACAGAAACAAGCTTCCCGCCGTCCCTTAAAAATTTAAAGGCGTGGTTAACATGTTTAATATCAGCCTGACGACCAAATGGAGGATTCATAACCACGCGGTCATAAGCTGGGAATGGGTTAACTGAAAGGAAATCAGTAGGCTCACCAATGCCGCAAAGAGGAAGTTCAAGATTTTTAAGGTATTCGTTGTTTTCTGGCATTAACTCAAACGTTGAAATCATAACATCCCGTGCAGAATCCTTAATGGCCATAACTAGCGCACCACGTCCAGCGCTTGGTTCAAGAACATGCATGTCATCTTCAATTTCAGCTAGTGTGACAATGCGATTAGCTACTTCGTGCGGAGTAGGGAAAAACTCAAAGTCATCCTTTGGCACAGCAACATCGCCAGTTAGAATAATTTGCTCAATGCGATCTGATGCGTCAATTTCGAACACATGCGCCTTTACACTGCGATTCCACTTGCCGCCAGCAGCTTCAAGCACCTTATTGGTTCTTGTGTATAAATTTCTATCTAAAGAACCTGTTAATTTAAGGTTATTACCAACACATTCCGCGCAACTCAAAACATTCAAAACTTCGCTATCAACTCGCATCATTCATTCCTCATTTACCCGCCAATAAAAAAGGCCACCTAAGTGACCTTGTTAATCTTCTTTCCCTTCACCCACTAACTGACTTAATTCGGATTGCGTAGGCTTCTTCCAGTTCAGTATTTGGCCTGTTTCAATATCGATATCAAGCTCGAGATAATCGCCGTAGTGGTTTCCAGGGAAGCAATCAGGGACATATTCACTTTCTAATGTTCGAATAACTTCCCCATCAGCATCAATCACATCGGCGGTAAATGTATCTCTCACTTTGATACACGTCTTGATGCGCTTAACGTCAATATCGACCTTTATGCCTAATTTAGTTTCCATTCTCTTACCCCTTAACTATGTGGTGGGCCTACTTAATAACGTGATAGCAATCTTCACGAACTTTGCGGAAGCCTGCTGCAAACTTAGCGACTTCAGGTAAACATATATTGTCCGCGCTTGGCTGCTCACTGCTGCGAACCGGTACAGGCATCGTTGCTTTGTATACCCTCGATGTGCAGCCTGTAAGAGCTATAGCGATGTTCTTTTCTAACCGACCCTCTGCTGCACATTTAGCTCTGTAACGAGCCGTGCGTCGCTCTCTCGAATTCATGGTATGTCTCCAGTGATTGGCTTTGGTCTTGGCGTCCAGTGATGAATTTCTGGATTGAGCTAACATCTTTCGGCGGTGGAAATTGCATTTACCTCTTAGGCGGGGGATTTTCCGCTACTCGCCGTAACCGCATAGGCTGCACATCATCACTGTGCGCTCACCAAGCCAAAGCCAACTTCTCTTTGGTGCCCTCGTATCAGGGCAATCTAATTGTTAAATAAGCAGCCTGTCGTCCTGACTGGCGCGGCGTGTAGTTCCGTCTGCCGCATCGATGTTTCGTTTCGATTGGGTAAATGTATACTTAGTTTAAATCACTGTCAACACGATTTATTAAATTAATTTCTATCCAGTGAATTATTTTAGATTAACCATTGTTTAATTAAATCATGTGAGCTATTATTTCTCACATGGTCACCAACTAGGAGTATTTATGAAAGTTGTAGAGGCGGCCATGATGGCCGGAGGTAAAGGTAAGTTGGCAAGCGTTCTTGGGGTTACCCCCCAGATTATTTCTCGCTGGGGTGAAGAGCTTCCGGAGTTGCGGTATTACCAGCTTAAGGGTTTGATAGCAGAAAAGAAGTTTAAGCCTGTCAAGCCTAAGAAAGTAAAATTGAAAGTTGCAGCATAAGTAAATAATTACGCTCTTTAACAATTTAGAGACAAGAAAAAGCCCAATCAGCGTAAACTGTTGGGCGAAAGCAATGCAATATGTAACCTACAGGAGTAATTATGAACGAGAAGCCAATTTTATTCAACTCGGAGATGGTCAACGCCATTCTCAGTGGTCGCAAGACTCAGACGCGCCGGATTATGAAGGTTCAGCCGTCCGAGCACTTTCACCCACAAACCATTCATGGAGCGATGGACTTCACGGCCCACTGGTACACGCCGGGTGTTATAGACAAAGACGGTTATCTGCAACCCGCAAGAAAGGATGTGTTTGGCGTGGCTGATGAGGATGAAGGTTATACCTGTCCGCTGGGTGCGGTCGGCGATCAGTTATGGGTTCGCGAGACATGGGCACGCTACAACATTGACCAGACTAGCCACGATATGGCCTATCGAGCAACTACACCGGCTGACTGGCCCAAGGATGGTTTATGGCGTCCATCAATCCACATGCCGCGCTGGGCGTCCCGCATTAACTTGCTGATCACCGGCGTTCGTGTCGAGCGGTTGAATGATATCAGTGAGCAGGATGCCATGAGTGAAGGTATCGACGCTGATAGGCTGGCTGAATCTCAAGACCATTATGACTGCATTGCTGACCATAATATGACTGGCAGGCCAACCGCAAAAGGGTATTTCAGCAGCTTATGGCAGTCCATCTACGGCGAAGAAAGCTGGGAAGCTAACCCATGGGTATGGGTAATTAATTTTGAGCGCATGGAGGCCAAATGAATACAGCAAAATTCTATGACTTAAGCGCCGAACGTGAGCGCAGGAGCAACAGGATGGAGAACCAGAAGCTTGGTTATGTCCCGTTGTACCGAAGCATCAAGAAGAAACCTTGGGCCAAAGACGTTTTCCTGCGGACTCTGTGGGATAACCTTTTACTGGATGCCGCTAGAAAGCCATTCAAAGCGAATTTCAAAGGTCATCAATGGAATCTTCAACCCGGTCAACTGGTCGTTACCTCGGACGATTTAGGGCTTGCGATGTGCGACAGGAAAGGAGTTCCAACAAGTCGTCATGCAGTCGAAAGGATGCTGGCATTTTTCGAGAAAGAGGGAATGATTTCAGTGGTCGGAGAGCGTCGAAAAGGGACGTTAATCACCATCATAAATTACGCCGAATATGCCGAAAAAATAGACGATTTACCCGCGCATAACTCCGCGCATATCAGCGAGCATAACAAACCCAGTAACGGCGTGGCTTTGAGTGGTGATGCCGCGCATATCAGCGAGCATAGAAGCGCGCATCATGAACAAGAAGGTAATAACAAGAATATAAATACTAACCCCCTTAATCCCCCAAAGGGGAAAGTTAAAGGGTTCGATCCTCTCTCTGTAGAAATCCCTGAATGGCTTAACAAGCAATCTTGGATTGAATGGGTTAGCTACCGGTCACAATCGAAGAAACCAATCAAGTCGATGCTCACCGTTACCAAAGCGTTCAACCTCCTGAAAGAATGTTTTGACGAGGGACACGACCCATCAGCAGTAATCGATGCCAGCATAGCCAACAGCTATCAAGGCCTGTTCAAACCGAAGTATCCGATCAGCCGGCAGACTCAAGTTGCCAACAACCAGACTCACTGGAATGACCGCGAGGCGTGGGAGGAAGAGTTCATATGAGCAACTTAACTCGCATTATCGATAATCGTGATAGTTCGGCGCTGGCCCGCATGGTTGGATCTGCGCCAGAAGCCGTGAAGATGGTGAATCCAGAAGCTGAAAAGATGGTGGATGCGCTATTCAAAAACTTGAAGCAGGTATTCCCGGCTGCCGTATCAACCACGTTTCGAAATCCCGCTGATGAAGTGGCTGCCAAGCGACAGTGGATTGCCGCCTTTGCTGAAAACGGTATTCGCAGTCGTGAGCAGTTATCCGCTGGTATGCAACATGCCCGAGCTAGTGAATCACCATTCTGGCCGTCACCCGGTCAATTCATAGCGTGGTGCAAGAAAGGCGCACTGAAAGTAGCAGGGCTGCCTGATGCAGATGAGCTTTACGACATGGTGATGGACTATGCCAAGCGTCGTGACATGTTCAGAAGCGCAGAAGCATTCCCTTGGCCCAGCAATCCGGCTTACTGGATGGTCACAAAGCTTTATTCACAACAGCGAGTGCAGGGATTATCTGAGCAAGACTTACGAAAGCGTTGCGGCAAAGAGCTGGCTGACATGTCGAAACGCATTGAAGCTGATGAGCCGATCCCCGCGCCGGTAGTGCAAATCCCCAAACTTCACATACCGGTTAGCAACGAGAAGGCACTGGATCACATTGCTGAACTGCGCGCTAAGCTGAACATGACGAGGAAATCATGAACTCCTTAGGCGAATTCATAAAACATCAGATAGAGCAGCAAGAACGCCATGAGCAATCCCTCCGCATTAAATTCCTAAGCAAGTTACCTGAAAACACCTTTCAAGCAATTTACGAAGAGTGCTTTGGCGCTGATGAAATCGATGATTGTTCAGGTGCAAGGTACAACGGAATTTACTACAGCGAGTGGGATATCTATTTAGCATCACATGAGCGTGACAGTGATGCAGAAGTGCTGCTGTAAATCAATTAGAGGAAATCATGATGGAAAAGACAATCGGACAAGTGCAAGACGAAAACGAATATCTACGCAAGCGGATTAAAGAAATCAATCTGCTTTTCGGTAAAAATCTTTTAGCCATGCAAGCTGCTTGCATTGAGGCAGAACATGGAAAGGGCGACAAGGTTGCCATGTCATGGATATTTAACACGCTACTTGGCCCTGGTGAATTTGCGCCTGACGAAGAGAAAGACGCTCAAGCTTACTTCGACCGTGAATTTAAAATTATCGATAAAGAACTCAGTGATGTTTACGACTGGTTCCATGAGCGCCGCAAGCGTGAAGAGGTGAAAGCATGATGGACATAACTAAATCGCGGGAAGAGTTTCACAAATGGCTTGAAGAAGTTCATGGGCTATATGGCGAAGATATTGATTGGCAGCCAGAGAGAAACTGCTATCGAATTTTTGGCATCCATTTGGCGTGGTGTGCATGGCAAGCCAGCCGTGAAAGCATTGAGGTGGAGTTGCCAACACAAGATGAATATGACGACCCACTGTCGGCATACAACGCCATTAGCGACTGCAAAAAAATCCTCCGCACTGCCGGTATTCGAATCAAGGGAGAGAGTGAATGAAAACAACGGAAGCCGTAATGTGCGTAGCATGCAGATATCACCACTTGAAGCTAGAGAGGGTTGTCATGAGTGATGAGTCTTCTGGCACCAAGAGAAAATGCTGCCCAAAGTGTGGCTGTGGCGGGTTTATTAACGTTGAGGTAAAGCCATGAAAGAGTTAGATAGTTTCACTGTAGAGAGACTTGAAGAGTTAGCTAGAGCAAAAATGATTTCTGGTCATGATATCGCCGATATCCGAGCACTTGCCGCCATCGCGTTAGCTGCAAAGAGGGCTGAGCCGTGGGGGTATGAAGTGTCCGGAAAGTTATTCAATAGTATTTTTGCAGCCGGTAATTACGCCAGCGAAATGAGATGCGATACGTTGGCACTCTACACCACCCCACAGTTGAACTCTCAAGTCCCGCTTGGTAGTTGGATTAAGTGCAGTGACTGTAGGCCGGAAGATGATGACTTTGTACTTATCTG